GTATATAAATGGCATTAAAAAACTGGGCAGTTTAGATAGAAATACATCGCCGGGGGCTGACACATTTTTGAATCATATTAAGAAAGTTGAAAATCATTTTTGGAATAAACAATTCAAAGTTTACAAACAATGGAAGGAAAACTGGTATGACAAATACCAAAAAACAGGTGACGTAACTTCATTAACAGGTTTTAAGTTTGTTGGTTTAATGGGATATAATAAAGTTATAAACTATCCAATACAAGGCGTTGCATTTCATTGTTTGTTGTGGTCTTTGATACGTTTGCAAAAACTTTTGAAAAAATATAAAATGAAAAGTCTCATTATAGGCCAGATCCACGATAGTATAGTAGCGGATGTTTTAGATAAGGAGTTGAAAAACTATTTGGAACTAGCAAACAAAGTTATGACAGAGGATGTTAAAAAGCATTGGAAATGGATTATAACACCGTTAGAAATTGAAGCTGAAGTTGCTCCTATGGGTAAAAACTGGTATGAAAAAACAAAATACAAATTATAATAAAGAGTCAGCAATAAGAATTACATACTACCCTCATTATTGCTGTGATTGTCATATGATATGGTTTCATAGAATGTGGTGTTTATGTTGTATACGTTGCGGAAGCACACAAATAAGTATAGGAAAGTAAACGCATGAATAAAAGATACGCAAAATATTTAGAATCAAAAACAAATAACGGTATATATAATGGATTTGAACCTATCTATATTCCTGATTGTCTTTTTGACTTCCAAAAAGCACTAGTTGATTATGCCATACAAAAAGGTCGGTGTGCTATTTTTGCAGATTGTGGACTAGGTAAAAGCGTGATGGAACTTGTTTGGGCCCATAACATAGTTCGTAAAACAAATAAAAGAGTTTTGTTAATAACGCCTATAGCTGTTGGCGGGCAGATGTTACAAGAAGCCGCTAAATTCTCAATCCCAGGAGTGTGTCGTTCAAGAGACGGCAAACTTAAGGATAAAATAATTATAACAAACTATGAAAGATTGCATTATTTCAATCCCTCTGATTTTGTTGGCGTTGTACTGGATGAAAGTTCAATCCTAAAAAATTTCAAAGGAGCAACAAAAACCAAAATAAATATATTCCTGCGTAAAATCAAATATAGATTATTGGCTACTGCTACTGCAGCACCAAATGATTTTATTGAATTAGGTACTACAAGTGAAGCTCTCGGTTATCTTGGATATATGGATATGCTATCGAAGTTTTTTAAGAACGATCAAAACAATTGTGCTACCAATAGACGTGGTAGATTTACTGAAGCTACAAAGTGGAGACTTAAAGGACATGCTCACGATGCTTTTTGGAAATGGGTGACAAGTTGGTCACGATCTGTTAAATTTCCTTCTGATATGGGGTTTAGTGACAATGGTTTTATTTTGCCAAAACTACGTGAAAAAGAACATGAAATAGACATAACACGAAAAGCTATTGTAAATCAATTGCTGGTTTTACCTGCAAAAGGACTAAAAGAAGTACGTGAAGAAAGAAAAGCTACAATAAAAGAAAGATGTGAATATGTAGCTAATATAATAAACAAAACGAAAAGTTACGCCGTGGTTTGGTGTAATCTGAATGCAGAAGGTGATTTATTAGAAAAGCTGATCAAAGACGCCATACAAATTAGTGGTAGAGATAAAGACGATAAAAAGGAAAATAAACTTATCTCTTTTTCAAAGGGGGATGAAAGAGTACTGATAACAAAACCAAAAATAGGTGCATGGGGTCTAAACTGGCAGCACTGTCATCATGTTGCTTTTTTCCCTGCTTACAGTTATGAACAATATTATCAAGCTATAAGACGTTGCTGGAGATTTGGACAAAAAAAATCAGTTGTCGTTGAGTTAGTGTATTCAAAAGGGGATAGAAATGCTATTAAAAATTTACGACGAAAACAAAAACAAGCGGATGATATGTACGCAAATCTTGTAAAAGAAATGAATAATTCGCTTGCTGTTTCTAATAATCTAAACTTTAATAAAAAAGTTGACATGCCTTTGTTTTTAGGCTAAGTATACATTCCATAGTAATATAATAATGGAGATAGATATGAACAAAAGAAAAAACAAAGGAAAAAAACATCCTCTATATGGTAATGGTAAAACTAAAGATGGAAATGGATATATCATATTATCATCAAAAGAACATGGCGAAAACAAAGGTAGGCGTGAACATTGTGTGGTAATGGAACGCCATATTGGAAGGAAATTGAAAAATACCGAAATTATACACCACAAAAATGGGATTAAAGATGATAATCGAATTGAAAATTTAGAGATTTTAACAAGGGCAGAACATAATAGGAGGCATTCAGTTCGCGGGAAATTGTTGAGGTGTAAAATTTGTGGAAAAGAAAAATGGTATGGTCCAAAACTCTATAAAAGACTAAAAAAACCCTATATGTGCAGAAAATGTTATTGGAAAAGATCAGAACGAAGAGAAAACCTGAAACTATCAAACAAAGATGTTGTAGAAATAAGATTACTAATAAAATCTGGGACAAAATACAAGGAAATTGGAAAAATATATAACGTAAGCCAACAAACTATATGTGATATTAAGAAAGGCCGAAGATATGGGAGTTGCTGAGCAAAAACATACAGATAATTATTCTATATTCAGGGGTGATTGTGTTGAAGTAATGGCAGATATGCCAAATGATTCTATTGATTTATCTGTGTATAGTCCACCATTTTGTGGTCTATACCATTATTCAAGCAGTGAACGAGATTTATCAAATGCAGATAGCTACGAAGACTTTTTTGAACACTATCGTTTTGTTGTTAAAGAAATAAGCAGATTAACTAAAAAAGGAAGGTGCACGGCTGTTCATTGTACAGATATACCGAGTGGAAATTCTGGTCGTGATAATTTAGTAGACTTTCCGGGAGATATAATAAGATTACATGAACAGGAAGGATTTTATTATATAGCACGTCATTGTATATGGAAGGAACCACTTACTGTTAGAAATCGTACAATGCAAAAAAATCTATCACACAAAACAATTGTAGAGGATTCTATTTATGGTAGTGTTGCTTCTGCAGATTATCTTTTGATATTTAGAAAGCATGGAAAAAATGAAGTACCAGTAAAACACACAAAAGGTTTTAATCGTTATTATGGAGAACGTTCAATACCCAAAGAACTCTTACGTTACAAAAACTATACAGGAAAACAAACAGGAAACAGATACTCTCACTGGATATGGAGACAGTATGCAAGTTCGTTTTGGGATGATATTCGATTAGACAATGTATTGCAATACAAAAAAGTCCGTGATGAGGATGACGAAAAACACGTACATCCATTACAGTTAGATGTTATAAATAGAATTATTGAGTTACGCTCCAATCCTAAAGAAATTATACTAACACCTTTTATGGGTGTGGGTTCTGAAGTTTATGGGGCTGTCTGTAATAATCGTAAAGGAATTGGTATAGAATTAAAAAAAACATATTACAAACAAGCCTTACAAAATTTGAAATTTGCAAAAAAAGAACAGAAAGGTTTTATCTAATGCAAGAACTATATAAAAAGCACAGACCCAAAAAACTAAAGCAATTGTACGGTCAAGCCCATATTATCAAAGCATTAAAAAACAAGGTGAAGAACAACAAAGTGCCCCATGCTATTTTAATAGGGGGTCCAAGTGGCTGTGGCAAAACAACCATAGCAAGGATTTTAGCACGTCATGTAGGTTGCGGAAAGCATGACTTCAAAGAAATGAATTGTGCCGATTTCCGTGGTATTGATATGGTACGGGATATACGTAGAAGAATAAATCAAGCACCGCTAAGTGGCACGGCTGTTATGTATCTTATTGACGAAGCACACAAACTATCAAACGATGCCAGTAACGCATTTCTAAAATTGCTGGAGGATACACCCAGTCACGTTTATTTTGTATTGTGTACAACCGACCCTAAAAAGCTGATAAAAGAAATACATACACGATGTACGGAATTGACTGTCAAAAGTTTAGACAGTAATGCTTTGAGTTTTTTATTGTGTAATGTGGTTGAAAAGGAAAACAAAAAAATATCAACAGTAGTTATAGATAAGATAATTGAAATCTGTGAAGGTTCAGCACGTAAGGCACTTGTGTTGCTCGATCAGATTATTGATATGAAAGATGAAACGGACATGCTTGAGACCATACAATCTGCATCTGTAGAAACACAAGCAATTGAAATAGCCCGCACTTTGTTCAAAGCTAACATATCATGGACTACAATGGCAAAGGTATTAAAGAATGCCGATTTAACAGAAGCAGAAAGTATTCGATGGATGGTATTGGGCTATGCAAAAAGTATAATGTTAAATGGTGGTAAACTTTCTAATAAAGCATATCTCGTATTGGATGCTTTCCGTGACCATTTTTATGACAGCAAAGCAAGTGGACTTGTTGCGGCTTGTTATGAAGTTGTTTGTGGTGAATAATTTTTGCTCGTTTTTGTACTGCTAATGCGATAATATAATAGAAAGGTTTTTGCGTGTCAAACATAGAAAACAAAGACATATTTGAAATAGATATGACAAGGTTGGATGAAGAATGGGTGCAGCAGCCTAAACTGTTTTTTAAGTATGCCGAGTTGCTCGCGAAAGCAAAACGCACATATGAAAAAGCAAAGGCAAATTTAGCAATTGTAGTTGCTGAAGTTGAACTGGACATAAAACAAAACTTCACAAAATATGGTTTCAAAACAAAGCCAGTTGTACAAGATATGGCAAACAAAGCGAAAATAAATACAGATGTAATAGAAGCTCAAAATTTAGTGACAGCAAAAAAATATAAGATGGATATTTATCAAGCAGCAGTAACATCTATGGAACACAGAAAAAGTGCCTTAGAGCGGCTTGTTAGTTTGCATGGACAAAATTATTTTGCTATGCCTGTAGCGAATGATGAGGACGGGCGTAAAGCAGCAGACAACCTACAAAAGGGACGTGCAAGAAATCGAAGGAAGAAAAATGGAAGCTAAAAACATTATCTTAACACTTATCGGATTGTTTTTTGGTTTGCCTGTACTGTTCTATTTGTGCAGTAAGTTTGGTACTTATGGATATTACAAAGCAAAACAAAAAGCAAATAAAATGTTTAATAGAAAACAGTAATTTTAATAGGAGATTCACAAATGGCAAAACGAAGAAAGAGACAAAAATCCAGTGGAGCATCTAATGCCCGGCGTAGGGCAGCAGAGCACCGTAGTGATGGAGGCAGCACCGTCATAAAGCTGCCGCAAGGGGTTGAGTTTTACAGCCCGAAAAAAGGCAAAGCACTTGTTGATATTCTTAATTATCCAGTAGGTGCTGGTAACCCGTGGGCTGAAGAAGGCAGTCTGCATTATGAACGCACGTATTTTATGCACCGTTACATCGGAGCAGAAAACGGCAAATATATTTGTCCACGTGCTACGATAAACAAACCTTGTCCTATCTGTGAGTATCGTTCAAAACTATTGAGCGAAAATGGTAACAAGGATGTTATTAAATCACTAAAGCCACAAGAACGTCAGTTGTTTAATGTTATCGACCTTTCTGAAGGTGGTAATATTGTTCGGGTTCTTGATATGGCACATTTTTCTTTTGGCAAACAACTTGATGGCGAAATCAACGATTCGGATGAAGAAGAGGGCTACGGCCAATTCGGTGATTTGAAAGATGGTTTTACTCTGCGTTTAGGTATTGATGAAGAACCCGGTGACGGTTACAAATACCTGAAGGTAAACCGTGTAGCATTCAAAACACGTAAGAAAGAATATGATGAAAGCATACTCGACGAGTTGGTATGTTTGGATGATACATTGGATATTTTGTCGTATAAAGAACTCAAAAAGATTTTCCTGCAAACGGAAGATTTAGACGACGACGATGATGATGAAGATGACGAAGAGGTATCATCAAAAAGGAAAAAGAAGATAGCTAAGAAGAAAGCAACTGTTGATGATGATTTGGAAGACGACGATAACGACGATGATTTGGAAGATGTTGATGACGATGTAGTTGATGATTTGGAAGACGACGATGATGATGAGGACGATGAGGACGACGATGATTTGGAAGACGACGACGATGATGACGATATGGAAGATGATGACGGCGACGATGATGATGATGACTGGTACGATATGGAAGACGACGATGACGATTTAGATGACGACGATGACGACGAAGAACCGGCACCAAAGAAAAAAGCAAAAAAGAAAACAGCTAAGAAGAAAGCTACAAAGAAGAAAACCGCCAAGAAAACCGCTAAGAAGAAAACAACTAAGAAGAGACGCGGTTAAATTCAAAGAAGGGGTGGGTTAATCCCCACCCCATTTTCTTTTATGGACACAAAAAAAATCATAAGTATGGTGAAGGAACATAAAGTGAAAAAGAACAGAGTAAGCGTACGTAATGCACTGAGTACGGGTAGTACATTGTTAAACTTAGCTTGTTCTGGCAACCCTTATTGCGGATTCTTAAAAGGTAAATATTACTTTTTAGTTGGTGACAGTACAAGCGGTAAAACATTTCTATCGCTTACCTGTTTAGCAGAAGCCGCAAAAAATAAAGCGTTTAAGGACTACCGTTTCATTTATGATAATGCTGAGGATGGGGCATTGATGGACATAGAAAAATTCTTCGGCAAAAAGGTAGCTAACAAATTAGAAGCACCGGCAATTATACATAAAGCACCTGTATATTCATCTACCATAGAAGAATTTTATTACCATATAGATGACGCAATTAAAAAGGATGTACCCTTTATTTATATACTAGATTCAATGGACAGCTTGAGCAGTAAAGACGAAGGTGACAAATTTGAAGAGACAAAAACAGCATATCGCAAAGGTAAAAAAGTAACAGGCACTTATGGTGATGGCAAAGCCAAAAAGAACTCTCAAAACATACGTAGGTTATTAACACCACTAAGTAAATCAGGTTCTATACTTATTGTAATAAGCCAAACAAGAGATAACTTTGGATTTGGATTTGAAAAGAAAACACGATCAGGAGGACGTTCATTACGTTTTTATGCCTGCTTGGAACTGTGGAGTTCTGTAAAATCCAGAATTAAAAAAACAGTAAAAGGCAAACCCCGGCAGCTTGGAATTACATGTAAAGTGCAATTGAAAAAAAACCGTTTAACAGGTCGAGAACGTTCTGTTGAATTTCCAATATATCATTCATACGGTATTGATGATATTGGTGGATGTGTCGATTATCTTATTGATGAAGGTCACTGGACAAAAACAAAATCAGGTATTGTTACTGCTAAAGAATTTAAGATAAAAGGAAGCAAAGAAAAAATCATACGTACTGTAGCAAAGAAAAAATTAGAAAAAGATTTGTGTGAAATAGTACGTGATGTTTGGGATGCGATAGAGGAAG